CGGCGACGGCTCCGGCTCCGGCTACGGCTCCGGCGACGGCTCCGGCTCCGGCTCCGGCGACGGCCAATGAAACAATTTCTCACAAATTGTAACATGAGGATTGGAATATGGGACTGTACACAGTGATCTGTCCAGAGTGCATAAAGCCCGGCGGAGATGGCTGCGGCGGTGATCACCCGACAGAACTATCTCAGTCGATAGACAAACATAATTCTGAACTCACTGCACTCCGCGCAGAACTGGGCAGGTCTTACAACGACTATAAGAGCCTAAACGATGCATCAATTGAACTTACTATTGAGCGGGACAGGTACAAGGCGGCACTTGAACAAATTGTGGGACATTCAAAAATTCATGCACATTTATATCTAACCGGAGAAACCGATGCATATAGCGGTTCACTTATGGCTGAAATCGCCAAAGAAGCTTTAAAAACATAATATCAGTACCAAACATCCCACTCACGCCGCCAGTCATAATCCCATAGCTCAGCATATCGTCTTATTCGAACGGCAACCATTGAGGAGTTCTCCCATTATTGGTTACAAGACCAACGCCTAGGCAGGGCTTAAACTTCGACCCCCGAGCGTAGTCAAACGCATAGCTCTCAAAGTCAATAAGGCATCCCGTGATCATTCCCCAGATCTGTTGCGTTGCTGTTTGCATGTGCTCAATGCCGGCGAGCGAGTGGTGGTGACCAATGACCACAGAGCGACCCAAATGAAGTGCGGCTTGTTTGTGTGGGTACTGCCCCCCCCAGTGATCGCCGTGCTCAACGCGCCATGGAAATTTGTCTTTAACGTCCCAGGCTTGTCGCCATTGCCAACCCTCAGGGGACTGAATAATGTCACAATAAGACCTGATCATTTGTGACGGAATCTCTGCGTCAAACGCCTTACGCATCCAGCGTGTGCCGTGGTTGCTGATCGCAATCTTCATGAGCGGAAACTTATTATACCACCGCGAGAACTCTTCTTGAGAAGCCTTGAGTTCTTGTCTAGCAGTGTGCGCAGCGTCTGGCGACTTCTTCCAAGCTCCGCCCCAATAGTTGTCCGATTCATCGCCTACGCAATAGACGTGCTCATCTTTTATTTTGTAGTGTTTTTTAACGTAGCAGCAAAACTCGAGCGCTTTAGGCTCATGGTAGGGAATTTGTAAGTCGCTGATGACAAGCGAGTCACCAAAAGCCATGACCTATTGTCATATGCTTTCGGTGACTACACAATAGAGATAGAAAATTAAATGCTGTATCTGCGTTTTTTCTTGCGCTCTTCAATCGCTTTTCTAGCGTCTTCGGGCAAGCCTGGACCCATCGGAACACCTTCTTGCGCATGGTCAAGACTTGCTGCTTTAGCTGGTTCTGCACTCATGAGCTCAGAGTCGCCGTCATCGATCCAATCAAGCTCAGGCTTTGTTCCAAGAGCACCGTCATGATCCATTTCTTCAACTAGACCACCGTGGGCGAACATCTCGCCCCTCTCTGATTGCTTATAGAGCTTACGAGCGAGAATTCGCTCATGCTCCTCCATTTCGGGTGAAGCAACTTCGCCCTCGTGAACTTTGCCAAGCTCATCGTGCTCCATTAAACCCACTTCGGCTTGTTCATCATTGTCAGAGGAGAGACCCTCGTCATAATCTTCTCGAATGACGCCGCCATCAGCCATCATGACATTGGGTTTTTTCTCGTCGTGATGATCTACGTCGTGAAGTTCACCACCGTGGGCCATCTTCTTATATTTACGCTTCATTGAAAGTGCAGCGGCGATAGCTTGCTTTTGTGGGTGCCCTGCTTTCACCATTTCTTTAATGTTTGAGCTAACAACTTCTGGGCTATGTCCTTTTTTAAGTGGCATGAGATTCTCCTTAAATTTCCAACCAAAGGTTTCTTACAATTACTTTACTAGATCCAACGCTGACCGTTGCTGTCATCAAAACAGACAAACCCGGATCGACTATTATTAGATCCGCTTTTTCAGCTTGAGCAAGTGACCCCACAACAACAGAGTCAATCAATGTACCGTTTGCGCTAATTGTTGGGCTTAAATAGACGTTCATAGAACTAGCGGCGCCAGCAAGTCTTTTATTCACAGAAGTCTGCGCAGCTCCATTCACAGTTATAGTTGGAGCAGAGTAAAAGTTTATAATAGCCGTGGTTCCAGACGTTACGCTTGCAAGCTGTCTCTTATAAAGAAACAGTGCTTTGTTGATGTTGCTTGCATTGGTAGTCGGGTTTGTAAACAGCAATAGCGCCGTTTCTGACGTTCCAGAAACCGTTTGATTAGTTGTGAAAGAATATTCATTTCCTTCATAGGCTTGTTTGCCGTTGATATCTAAGATTGAAAACTTAGGTACTTGTCCGGGATTCATTACAAAAGCCATGCTTAGTTCCTCACAAAAAGTTCAATTAAAAACGTTGTCAATGACGCCCCAATAAATCCAGCCAGCGAAACAATTCCAGTCATCTTCCAGCGCCAAGAGATGAGTGCATCAATCTTCCCATCCATCTTTTCTAGCATGACGGCTTGCCATCTTCCCTGAGCCTCAAGTACCGCGATTCTTTCGCCGTCTGTTTTCATAAGGTTCCTTTAGTGCTGGCCTACACAATTGATATTAAACTCGTCGTTCCCAAGTGTTCCTGTGGTGTTTGTCCAAAGCTTTACGTTTACGCTTGATGTACTTTCATTTGTTATGACGGCAATTGGACTTGATGACGCTGCTTTTGCGGTCGCAGTACACATTGGGGTAGCGCTAAATGTTCCTGTTACAAAATTAACTAAATAACTTCCCGTAGCTGACCATGTAATGCTTGAAATTCCAGCCGTACTCGCAACGCTACCACAGGTACCGCTTGTGCAAATTGCGGACATATTTGCAGACTCAAGTCTATACCCTAAAGTTGTCGAACTAGACGTTACAGAGCCCGTGAGATAAGGCGCTGGCATTGGGGCGTCGAGTTCGACGACTTTCCAGTTAGTAGTAACTCGCGTCCCATCTCCAAGTGTTAAAGTATTTGAATTTGCAAATCCCCTAATCCCAAAAGAAGTAGATGAAGTATTAGGTAATGTGTCAATTCCACAAAGCTGAAAGGTCGAGAGATTTCCGCCAGTCCCTTGATGGAAAAATGTTTGGTCAAGAATTACAGAATTTGTTTCATCATAAAGCTGAAGCCCATTGACGGTACTTGCTGTAGAATTACTTACTGCTCCACCTACGCATACTAAATAATTTCCAGTTCTAACAGGTGTAGCAATAATGCCAGGTTTAGCACTTGTTCCAGTCCCACCATAGTTTGTTACAGTCCCAAAATTTCGATTGGTGGTTTGAGTTAAAGCGCATGAACTACTTGCTGCCGTTCCAAAATCTGCAAAAGATGCTGAAGTAGTTGTCCAAGAACAATTTAGGTTTTCGTTTCCACTCCAACTCGCAGGGGTAACGTCTGTTCTGTAAAGTTGGGAAAGGATGGCTGGCGGGTAATAAAATACAGATATTTTAAAATCTGCTAAACCAGCCGTCTGATCATTTTCAATTCTATTCGTTCCACCACCAGAAGAGTATCCTTGAATTCGATAAGTTAAATTGGTCTGTGCTCCAGTATAATCAAAATTACCTATTACAGTTCCAACAGCAGCATTTGAAGCTGCGTTATTACTTCCAGAATTTCCACCGCCAGAACTGGTTCCATCATAAACTTGATAAGCTTCGTAGTCCGCTGTAGCGCTTGATTTATTAAAAGTACCCGTTGCTATTACAGTTACATGCCCAGCAGGAATCGCAGGAATAAGCACACCTGGAATTTTTGTTCCTGGAGCTTGTGCTGCCCCTTGTAGATTAGATCCAGAAGGAAGAGTGCAGGATGATTGAACAGCGTAATCAGCATAAGAAGATGCAGTCGCAGTCCAGTTACAGCTTGCAACTCCAGGCCAATTTGCAGACCCTAAAAACTGTGCAGAGTTACCACCTAACCCAAGATTAGTCGCACGCCCACAATACATGTAACCAAGATCAATCGTCGCAGCGGTCGAAGCAGTCGAGTCCGCGACTTGAATCGCAAAGCTTGTGTCACCTGAATTCACCGTAAAGTTCAGCGAAGTAGTCTGATACGTGTTACTCGAAGGAAGGACTTGAGTAGCGACTGTCGTAGCACCGTTTTTGATAATGTTGAAATTCCAGTTAGCACTCGAAGTCTTTGCGATAATCGAGCACATGAGGTTCATGCCGATGTATCCGCCAATGTTCGTTGGCGTGAGTGTTTGAGTAATGCTCATCGTGCCCGTGGTCGAAGCACCGTAACTCATAAGTCCGGCTTGTGTTCCACCTTCTAGCAAGTTCGCCGCAGTCGCGTCTGCAGTGAACGTCCCTGGAGTTCCACCCCCAAGCGCCAAGGTCCAACTCGTCGTTGCATTGCTTGAAATGCTTGCTTGGAAAGTTGGGTTGGCAAGTAGGTTTGTGTTACCTGTCTCAAAGAGCGCCTTAATACCACCGAGAGAGGTTACGGAGTAGTTTGGAGTTACGAAGTTAAACGCGACCGCCGCAGTTTGATTTTGCCCATTAACGCTCGTTGGCGGCAATCCCGCGTTAGCGCATGTAGTCCAGAGAAGTAACGTCGCAACCAGTTTTTTAATCATTGTTGTATCCATTGAAGGTTATAAGTTGGTGTCCCTGACTCTGAACAAATCGACAGAGCCGCACCAGAAGGAACATACCCAGTATCTTGACCGGGAAGCAATTGGAATCCTGTAGCAGTACCAGCGGTATTACCAAATCCAGTCACCCAACGAATATTGACAGTGTTTGTCGATTGATTCTGAAGAATAAAACCCTTAGCACCGTATGGAACCGTAATGTTTGCCGCAGTCGTGCTTGCGGTAGTTGTGCTATTCGTGCCGTTATTATTGATATCAGCCGTTGCAGACAATTGTATTCGATTAATTGCGCGAGTAAAGGAAGGAGTTGTTCCCCCAAGAGTTTGCACATAGCGTACTTGAACACCCTTAAACAACAAAGGTGGAGATTGTACAATCCCAGTTGTTGTCTGAGTAGGAAAGTTATAGACCGTCTGCCAGTTTGTCGGCGTACTATCTTGCGCTTCTTGAACAGCAACTTGGTAGGTTGGAGTAGTACCCGAAACAACTGTAATTGGTATACTTACTACATAAGCCACACCAAATGTAGGAATGAACGCTGCAGTTGTGGTGGTTGTTGTAATTGCTGCTGAAGCAACATCCTGCACAAAACCAGGAATTGCAAGCTGATCTGATACAACTTTAGTAACTGAGCTAACAGTGGAGCAGGTCGTAACTGTAGAGCACGTGGTTAAAGTTCCAGAGTTAACAATGACCCCCAAGTCATTACCAAATGAAGTTAAGTTTGTTTCATTTCCAAGAACACCATCGATGCCTTGAATTGTAAGAACTGTACCCGTTGTAGTGCATTGTAACCGAACATATTTGTAACCCATTGGGCTAAACTTGTAAGTAGCCGCAGCCGTTAACGTACCAGCCGCAGATCCCTGAGTTGTTACGTTTTGTACTGGAATTGCTGCCCACGTAGTTTGTGATAAATCATTAGAACCTTGAGCGGTTAAAACCGTGGTTGTAATTGCAGAAATCTGTACGTTAAAGACTTGGAATCCAGAAGCATCAATCGGACCCATAACGGTCTGACCAGAGGTGATTGTATATGTCCAAGGCATTGCTACCTTGGCATTAGGCTGACCCCAAGTAGCTACGCTTATGGCAGCAGTACCAGAAGTATAAGCCGTCATTTGTGCGCGGAAATAGTTTGTAGCTGTTCCGCTTGGTGGAATACTAACAAGCCAAAGCCCATTGGCCGTAGTTGTTGATGCTGCTTGAGCTGTAGCAGCGCCGTTTAATGGAAATGCATTTACAGCGGTATAAGTAGATCCATCGCTTGAGGTAGTAAATGAAATGGTTCCAGACCATGTCGTTGTTGCCGCCGCGCTATTGGTAATAGATACCAAATAGGTTGCGCCACCTTCAACCTGATATTGCGACAAGGCATTGAGCGCCGCCATCGTATTAGCTGATGGATTATTTAAAATCTGTGGAGCATTTGCATTTACGGTCGGCTCACCTAAAGGGTTATTGAGTGCGATATCATAAACCTGAAGCCTGCCTTTTGCATCAAGCTGTAAGGCAGCTTGCTGTGTATTTGTTAAACTTGGTGCCGTAGAGTTGTAAACACCACCAGTAAGTTGTGAATTAGTCGCAGCAGTACCAGGGGCAACCGTACCAATAACAGAGATTTGATTTGCGCTTGTCGCCGCACCAGTTGGTAGGCTAACCGTACCGGAAACGTTTGTGATGTTCCAAATCCCGCTTTGAGTTGCCAAAACATTTGAATCGCTTGAAACCGTAACCCTTGGAATACCCGAACCGCTTGCCCCAGTTCCGGTTACAACCGCATTACCACCAAACTGTGCTATGTTTTCATTCCAAGGAGTTGCATTAGCAGTCCCTTGATTTGACGTAACAGTTGTGGGAGGCGTAAGGGTTGTAATCTGTGCAGCGGGAAGAACCACGGGTAATGAGGCTGCCGACAATTGCTGACCGATTGCTATTGCAGAGCCACCAACTTGATTCAAATTTACGTTTTGCTCACCTGAAGGCGTTATTGTAACAGTCCCCGATATTGGGAGCGCCTGACCACCAGATACACCCTGAACGCTTACAACACCGCCAGATGGAGTTCCAGCTACACCATACCCTGCAACATTACCGATGTTATTTCCACCTTGAGGAAGTGAAGCCCCAAGAGACACGATAGCCGTAGAATCATCTCCAACTAGGGTAATAACGGCTGTGCCGCTTGTAATGGTGTTCCCAGTAATACGAACAGACGTTAAACCAGCAGCATTAATCTGTGCCTGATTTGGAGCGCTAAACGTGCTCGATATTAAACCAGCAGCAGTTACTGCGTAACCATTTTGAAAGGTAATTCCATCAACGCTTGTTTGAACTTGAAGTGATCCAGTAAATGCACCAGTAATCAACATCCCAACCTGTCCCAAGCTTGGAGCTGTTATTGTTACAGATTGATTGCTTGTAATGTTTCCAGTAGCTACAGTGTTTGGACCCGCGATGACAGGCAGAGAGCTGCTGGTAAGGGCGGTTCCGTTGATGTCTGCAATGCTGATCGGGTGATTGCCTAGAGAATTTACAGACGGCATTGACCCATAGCCTACGTCTAGTACGAACGTAGTAGTAGTGGATGCACCGGTATTCTTTGCCGTAAGATTAACGTAGTTTCCGTTAATAATAAGTGACTGTGCAAACTGCTGATTTGCAGCAATAGTCCAGACAATCGGAGGCAATTTATGAGTTCCTGCAAGGTCCGTATATTGATTGAATGTAAGCGTGATTGGTTGATCTGAAGTCATGTCAATCGAGATCGATTGCTGATTTGTTCCTGCTTCAATCGTTCCGGTAAATGTCGCATTTGATGCAAGCTGAGTTGACGATGAATTTCCTACGCTTGGAACAAACATTGTAGCAGCAATTGCAACTTCCGACGCATATCCACCATTACCGTCCGCTGCACCTGTAATCGGCTCAAGAAGACCTCCAACTACAACCCCAACTTGAGTTGAGTTTGCAGGAGCAGCAGATCCATTCACACCAACGCTTGAAAGACCACCACCAGAACCAGCGAGCGCACCGTTATATATTGCGTAAAAATTAGCCATTTATGCCACCTTACAGTTGATCGTTGCGTTTAATGTTCCGGTGCCGCTTGTTGGAGTATAAACAGCTCGAATTGCATATGCAGCGAGATCACACATATCGATCTCACCGTTGCCGGTGTTTCCGCTGACCGGAGCTGAAGACACAAGACTTCCGCTAATCGCAAGAGGCAGCGTATTCCAGGTACCGGCATTAATAACCGTGACACCATCAGGGCCTAACGTGTAGTCATTTGACGCTTGAATCGAAACAGCGCCCACCGGCGTAGTACCAACCCAACTAAACGTATAGCTTGCCATTGTAAGATTGGTAATAATCGTAACGGCGCTAGTAATATTAGACGCCATGCTCTGATTTACAATCACTGGATATTGCCTGATATTTGGGCGACTCGCCATTTGAGAACCTCTTTTTTGAGTTAGGGCTTTTGACCCTAGGTTATACTAATCAGGAAAATGGGCGCCCTACGCCTCATCTTCTTTGTTTGTTTGAGTCGCAGCTCGAGACGCCGTCTTTACGTTCTTCATAGGTCCTAATGCTGGTTTTCTGCCAGTAGACACAGCGTTTTGGCTCAAAGACGGAGCCGATAAACTCATTTGATTCGACAATATCGCTTGCGGTCTCATGCTCGCGTCAAGCGGTTGACCTGTGAATAGACTTAAGCCCATCCTGATATTGTAAGGAATGTTTTTACCATCCGCGTGTCGATCAATCATCTCACTTTGAAGCTTGTTTGACGCGCTCTGATACCATGATGGGGATATCATCTTAACCAGGCTCACGTCTTTAGACGTAAGAGTTCCATCTTTTAAGTATTGAAGCGCCGTGAGATTATTCTCTGCTAAGTTGAGCGCCCTGGTATAGTCTCTCTTCTCACTCTCTGATGGCTCTCTCTCTGGATCAAGCGGACCAAGCGGTGCAGTCTTAGGTTTCAATTGCGCCAAAACCTGAGCCGCTCGAGTAGAGACAGCCGCGATAGATGTGTTATGACTAGGTGAATAATAACCTAGATCATTTTCAGCATGGATCACACTGCCTGGATTCTTGTTGATCTCATCTATGCGACTCTCTAACCTGTCTCGGTCTTCTTTCTTTGGCAATTGTATCCTAACGTCTTTACCGCTCAAGATGTCGCCCACAGCGTTGTTGAGATGAGTCTCGCCAGCAATAGAGTGAGCAGCAAACGTGACCAGAGCTTTAAATCCAGCAGCGCTGACAGGTTGCGCGCTATCTATGACCTTAGAAAGTGCCCACCGAACGGCTGACTTGTTCTGATTTTTAACGGACAAATCAAAGTGCTCTATGTATTTGTCCAATATGTTCTTTGTAATTGCTGGACCATATTTATCAACCGCGCTACCGATAGCAGCTCCAGCAGCGCCCCCGCCGATTGTATGCCCGCTAAGTGTGCCGATAGCACCACCTAGCATCCCGAATAAGTTCACATTACGAGAGCCGTTCATTGCGCCCTTAGTGAACGCTTGTTTTGTTCTAATGAGATCTAAAACCTCTGGAAGCGTTTTTCCCTCATGCTTTGGAAAACTCTCGAGTACTCGGTTTGGATCAATCTTGCCCCGCATTGCGGCTTCCATTTTCCCCTGAAGAGATGCTGGCGTAACTCCTTTGATCATTTCTTTTTCTTGCTTTGCTTTTAGAAGAGCTTCTCTGGCCTTTGCGACTTCTTGCGCTTGACTCGAGTTTGCTATCTCATTTTCAAGTAGCCTAGTCGTTTCAGGATCTCTCATTGAGTGAAGCACTTCAGCAAGTTGCTGAGCTTTCGCGCTCTGTTCTAGAGCTTCAAACCGAGTTGCTCTTGTTTGCTTGTTAGCGTAGGCGTCAAGAGTGTTTGTAAAATCATTGCCAGTATGAGCTTCTAACTTCTTAAGAAGCGGCATTTCATTTCTGTACTTGGCTTCACTTGTTAGTGAACTAATGGAACTCGTTGCACCTTCTTGAGTGCCGTACCGGTCTAATTGATTAAGTAGACCAGCTTTATCGGCAACCGATTTCATCATTTCTTCGTATTTCTCAGAAGAACCCTTTAACGTCTGATCCATGAGCCTTCTAATTTTTGTATAATAGTTGTTTAAACTATCACCAAAAGAAGCTGCATTATTTGTAAAAGTTGTGCGCTCATCTAAACCTTGAATAATGGTTTTCAGCATTCCAGGTCTGACAATATCGCCATGTCGCTCTTGAAGATTTTCTGAAAACTTCTGAAGCGCTCCTGCTGCTTCTTGATTTCCTTTATCAAGAAGCTCTTCTTGCATCTGAGAAATGCCCTTGTAAAAAAGCTTCATGTTGATGTCTTTTTTTACATTAGACAGCTCTTCGCGTGCAGCGTAGGATTCGCCTAACATCTGTTCTCTGAGTTGCTTTACCGCCGTTGCAACATCACCGGCTTTATCAAGAGCGTCTGATTTAAGCTTAACCTCAAGATCTGTCTTTGCATTAGAGAGTAAGTCGTTTGCTTTTGCCGCTGCATCTGCAGCACTAAACTTTTGTTGTCTTAGTTGAAACGTGAGGTCATCTTTAAGCTTGTCCATCGCAGAGCTTGCCGACGCGAGATCCATTGCTTTGTCTTGAACCGCTTGATTTACTCGCTGAATATGATCTAAAGCGAAATCATAGACCTGATGAAGCTCTGGAGCCGCTGCAATCTCAGCTTGATTTGAGACGTAAGCGTTGATTTCTTTTTCTGGTACGCCACCTAGTATAGAAAGTACTTTTTTAGAAGTTCCAGCTAAAATACCACCGGCGTCGTTTTTAATGTCGTTTAGGTGCTGTTCAACCACCGGGCCTATCGTCGAGTTCCAGACTGGCTTCACTGCACCTAAGGGTGCTCCGATCACGCCCCCCATAACACCGCTTAGTCCAACGTTCATCGCAGCGCTTTGAAGCGTTTGATCTGGATCACCGGCTAAGAACCTTGCATTCTCATCCCCTGCTGACATGAGCGAAGATTCAACGCCCATTTTGATAACGCCAGCGCCCATGCTAGACATGATTCCAGCGCCTTCACCGCCAAGACCAAGAGCACCGGACGCACTCTCTCCGGCGTGAGATAGAATTGCGCCCTCACCTACTCCAGCGAGACTCGAGAGAGCAAGACCACCGACTTGACCAGCTCCGTAATAGGGCGACTCTTGACGACGCAAAATGTCTTCGTTTTTAACGCCCATTCCTTGTTCAATAGGTACTGATAAACCAAACGTTGCAGCACTCGCGGCGCCTTCAAGCGCGGCTTTTGCTTTCTCTGTAGGTGCCTCGTTCTTAGACTCATTGAGCAACGACTTAATCTGTGATGGAGTCGGTTGCTTATAGCCCTGTGAGATGAGTTGCTGCGCTTCTGTAAGTGGAGCGGTTACAGGGTTTCCCTGTGGATCGGTGAGCGCCACATGATAAGCGCCAGACTGAAGACCAGACGTCGCCTGGTCTTGTGGTAAATCTTCATGAACCTGCGAATCTGGATTAAAGACTATTGTCATTTGTTTCTCTGTGGGCTGAGTTGTGGAGTTGCTCCCATCTTAGGCAACTTAATCCCTATGCTATCTAGCGTGGGAGTCGAGACTCCAGACGCGTCCATGTATTGAGAAGCTGCAAGCTTTTGCATGTTTTTTGTGTGTTTGTCGTGTGTTAACCCTGATTTAAATGCATTGATCATGTCAATTGAAATTGGAGTCACGCGGCCTGCATTGTCTTTTACAAACTTATCAATCATAGGATTCCAGATCGCATCAATTTGGGCCTGAGATTGAATAGGATTCATCAATCTATTCTCTGGCGTATTAAGTTGAGCAACTTTATCCATAGAATCCAAGAGAAGCTTTTTGTTTGCGATGTGATTCTCATGAGCACCGATCTCTTTTAGAGCATTATTTTGAGTCTCTTGTGGGATAATTCCAACGCGCCCCATTAGACCTACTTTCATCGCGGGGTCACCACCAGATACATGATTAAGAGAATCAAACACAGCCGCTTGTTGTCTCATGTTTCTTGCCTGAAGCTGCCAATTTGCAACTTGTTGCATACCCTCACCACCGGCGGCTGTACCTTGAGCTTTTGCAAGCGCTGAGCTGAGTTGATTTGAGTAGTTGTCTAAGATCCCAGCTCGAGTGAGAAGCTGCGCGCTCTGCATGTTCTTAGTCATGTTGTAGTGTGCGCTAAGGAGGTTCTCTTTCTTACCTAAGTTATCCTTTTGCGCTTGCATGTCTCTATCTATTTGAGAGTTCAAGTATGCAAGAGCAGGATTCCCCTGATGAGTCAATCCACCACCGATACCGCCTAAGATCAATCCGACAGCGGATGCAATCTTTCCAGGCACGCTTGCGTTCTCATAGAGATCATTTGGATTAATCTTTGCGTCCTTAACGTCTTGAGCAAGGTGTTGACCTTCATTCTCATAGAGTTGACTTACGTCGTTGAAGTGAGCCTGCCAATTATTAAGAGCGTTTGACTTCTGCTGTTCAATGTTTGATTGAGCTGTCGCGGCTTGCTGTTTTGCAGCCGTGGTTTGCTCGATTCCTTTTTGACCTTCAGACAAGATAGAGCCAAGACCTGGGCCACCGATTTGCATAGGTGGAGCACTTGCCGGTTGTGGAGCTTGTGGGATCACAGGATTTGAAGAACCTGTGCTGGCTGGAGCCGTCTCTGCTGATGGTGTCACCGTTGTCTGACCGCCAGATGATGGTATGAGTGATTGCTGACCTGTCAGTGATGGTGGAATTGCCGACGCTGTTTGTGATGGAGTCGCGATCCAGTTCCAAACGTTTTTTAATCCTTGACCCAACTTCTCAGAGCCTGACTCAATCGCTGCCGGTGCAGCCTCAAGAGCTGCTTTTGCTCTTGCGTCGCTATTTTCCCAGAACGAGCTAGCTGGCGCTCTATCGGTTGACGTGTCTTCGACGGTCCCGTCAGGCGTACCATCAGCAAGCATCTTGATTGTCTCGTGAGCCTTGGGCGATAAACCGGCTTTTTCTACTTTGATAGATTTACCCTTAGGATGACCAATCGTGTAATGCTTATCGTCTTCACTCAGTAATGAGAAGTTCTTTAAGTTCATTTGTTTTTCCTTCCCTCTATCGTGCGACGAAGTGCTGCATGAAACTCACCTTCTGGAGACTTCTTATGCTTTGCAAGAGCTTTAGTGACAAACTTCATTGCTTCTTTCTCTGGATCCGCTGAGTTCATCACAGATCTTGGAATCACGACTCCACCTTCGTCAAGCTCTGCAGAGACTTTATCGTTCTTGAGTGAGTCGCCAGACACTTCAGCTTTGCCCGGGATATTAACTCCGGCCTTCATCGGACTCTTTGCCCCATCCGCCACAGCTTTCGCCTCACTCGGTGGTAGATACTTCTCGCCCGGCGATACAAGTGCAGGGACTTTCCCACCGTGGGCCATTTTTTCTTTTATTCCGCTTTGCAGCGAAGCAGATCCAGCCGCATTTTTTGCTTGCATATTAGCTAAGAACCCATATGGGTCCATTCCTGGAGCGCCAGCGCTAGAAGTTGACATGTTTGATCCAACTCCGCCCAGAAACTTACCAGCCATAGACGACGCGCCTGGTCCAGTGCTTGTGGCAGGGCCACTCATGCTTGTATTGACACCAAGAGTCGGAGCTTGTTGAGCTTGACCCACAGAGCTACCAAATGAGGGAGCAACAAATCCACCATCGTCATAGGCTTGCACTACACCGCCGTGAGCAAGAGCGCTCTGAAGCGCTGCCCCTCCACCGCCGAGAATACCACCCACAATGCCTTGAGCTGCGCCTTGATTGCCTGCTCCGATACCGGCTTGAATAGCGCTTGCTTGATTAGCTGCGCCCATTTGCCCTTGTAGCAGGCCCCCGAGCATCCCTTGTGACGCAAGTTGTTGTTGAGCTTGTTGGATTCCAGCAGTGCTTGCAGCGTTCTGCTGAAGATTGGCGGCCGTATTACCCGCCATTCGAGCAGCAAGTCCTGGATTGAGTGCTCGGTTGCCAGCGTATGTGGCGGCCTGCTGCTGAGCAATGTTCTGAGAGTTCTGCAGGAACTGCTGCTGCGCAGGGTTTGGCCCACCGCCAGCCGCTTGCGCTTGTAGTATTCCAGCAAGTTGAGAGGATTGATCTTGATAGCCTTGAATGTTCTGACTAGGCGTCTGCGTACTCACTTGATTGTTTGTGCCTAATGCGCCTGATAGAAAATTTCCCATTTAAACCTCCGCAACCAAGGACTCGAATTGTCCTTGGCTATTGAATCCATTTGCAATCGCAAGCCTAGCGATTGAGTTCTTTTGAGTAGTACATAACACTCGCGTCATGCCTTCTTTGGCCGCAATTTCTAATAAGCCTTGAGTGATTTCGTCTAATGCTCGCCCAGATTGCATGAAACTACAATCTGGATTTGAAACATAAAAGTCAATTATCCCCATGTTGGTGTCGGTCTTGATCAAGAAACCAGCCGCGATGCTGTCCTCAATTAATCCAATGAACGGTAGATCGCTTCTAAGAGGAGCGCTCATTCCACGCTTTTTGAACCAGAAAGATATCGTCTCATAATCTGAGATCTTATAAGTTCTCATCCGACGCTTCCTTGTGGTGCGAGCTTGTTCGTGCCCTTTTTGACCGCAGCTACAAAGGACATATTAGAGAGATCAATGTACTCGCCTGATACACCGGTCGTTGTCTCTGCTATTGTGAGCTGGATTGTTCCGCACTTTTGTTGTGAGAAGAAATTTCTATACTGAAACTTTCCGCTACTGTTAACAGCACCAAAAGTGTAAACAACAGCGTTACCAGTATTGTTCCCGAAATCATAAGAAGCAGTAATTGATAAGCCATGGCTCGAATTAGATCCATTCGTGTAGTCTCCTAACGGTAGAATCCATTTAACTCGCTCAAAACCTTGTACTGAAGATAGCGCCATCCACGTTGTTGTCATGGATAGATTAAACGCGGTTGCATTGTCTAAGAATGAGCTTGTGTCTTCTGTGTAGATTGATCCATCTGTTCTCACATAAGAGTAAGTATTATTCCAGTTACAAGCTGAATAACCTTGATGATTAGTAAACGAAGACCATTGATTAAAGAAATAATCATAGAGCAATGATGAACCACTTGAAGTCAAAAATCTAATCTGATTCTTTGTAGGCACAATAAAAGCCGATTGAATATCTTGAGAGTTAAACGCTTCAACCTCTGCTCCGATGTAAACTGTTTGAACTCCGCGCGAGAGCATGTAAATGCCCTTGTTTGTTCTGTAGATGATACCTTCTGGAAACGACACGACCGATTTGCTATTAGTGCAGCCGCTACCTGATGGAATAAACTGAAAGTTTGTTATGGTTGATCCAGTTCCCGCGTCGTTTGCTCCGTCGCCGATAAAGAATCCAACACCGTTTTGCTTTAAGATGATTGTTTTTTCATCCATTGGAGCAACGCCAGTGATTGCTCCTGCTTTTGAATCAATCACAAGCTCGAGTTGCCCGGTGCTAAACGATATACCAGTGCCTTGAGAAGCTGTTTTTGAGTAGTCTATGTTAGATTCTGGATTCTCTGAGTCAATCGCCCACAGTCTGTTATTGTTTGTCCAAAGAATCATCGAAGGAGGAGGAGCAATATTCTCAAGAATCGTGTTTGCTTCTGTGTAAAGAGTTGGTCCGCCTTGTACTGTAGATGTTTGCACTTGATCAATGAGTGTAAGAGTTTGACCACCAGCAGAAGCGGGGATATTTGATAGTGAACCGATCAAGTAAGCAATATTGCCACCGTAGTTACTATCTGAGCGCCACACATTGATTGAGATGTTCTTTTTTTGAGTTACTTCAAATATCTGTATCTGAAGCGTTACTGCGCTTGTGCTTCCGAGCACACAAGTTGTTCCGATTGAAGGAGCCGACTCATAAAGATTTCCGTTAGCGTCAAACCATCGGTAGGTCACATAATAAACATAGGTTCCAGGTGGAACTACGCCACCACCGCCAGCCGATGATCTTGCGTAAATAATGTCTGGATCAATCGTGAAACCAAGCTCACAGGTGTATGCGCCGTCATACATTGCAACGATTCCACCATTCAAGCAAAGAGTGTCTTGCTGTGTTACGTTTTGAAATGCGTCTATGCTGTTAAAATTAAAGCTTACGTTCGCCACACCGTAGTAGCATCCGACAGATACAGAAACAGGATAAGCACTTGCTGCAGAACCGCCAGATAAAACAAGCGGAATCGTTGACGTTACATACCCACAACCAAACGAGTATAAGTTTGATGAAACAAGCTGAAGAGAGTTCAAAAATCCTGGAAACCTAGTTCCAATAAACACAGGTGTTCCAGGAGTAGGACCAGTCGTGTTGTATCCTGGAGTATAGATGCCTTCTGCTGAGTCTTGATTAAACTTTGCTACGGCAACAACATTGGTTGAGGTTACGGAGCTTAAGTCCGCAAGAAACGCGGTCGGTGTATATGACGACAAGTTAATCATCGGCATATAGTTCGTGGAGTTAATTGTTATTGGTCTACCGTAGATCTCAACGTTTGAAATCGTGTTGCTTCCAATTGCAAAAGTACCGTCATTCTTAACAAGAACATTCTTGATAAAAGGACTCAGCGGTTGCGTTGTAGGAGACGCCGATATTGTGGCGTATTGAGAGTAATATAGGTTCTGATAATTTGTAACGCTATTGATTGCGGCGATCTGACTTGGATTCGAAAGTGTATTTGTAATTAACGTCTTTGCAAGAACCACGGACAGTGAGCTGCTATAAATGGCGTAGTAAAGACTGGTTCCAGCGTTGACCCAATAGACCCAGAGATTACCAGAGCCGTCAATTAGTGAGGTCACTGGAGTTACAGTTCCGGACGCGTTTGCAAGCGCTGCGCTTGTAACAAAACCACCGCTTGTATTGATTTGATAGACTGTCAGGTTAGGTTGCTGAGCCACAGTGACAAAAGCGCCAGTTGATATTGTTGCAATGTCATATACGAATGGAAACTGTGACGCCGCAACCGTTGTCACAGCAGCACACGAGCCGATGGTGACAGATCCACCGACAGAAACACCAGAGCCTGACACCGTAACAACAACCATGATCAAGTTGTTGCTTGTGTTGATACCAAACACAGCAAACGTAGAGGTACCAAGCTGAGCAGCTTTAGAGAAACCCTGAAAGTTTGCAATCTGAACAGTGTCACATAGGTGCTGGCCGGTTTGATTGTCTATAACAGTAATATACGTCGCATTGTTACCGTTATTGCTTCTCCAGCCATAAGATATGGGTTGAGGATTTGTATTAAAAGCAGAGGACTGAGTATTGAGGTAAATATCAAACGCATAGAGCGTGTAGTTACCAATCGTAACAGAGCTAGAGTTTGCAGGTGCAACGCTGTAAGAGTTAAAGTAACCGTCTTGAACGCTCAAGACGTTCCCGTTAATGATCTGACGTGATACAGCGATTGATGCGTATTCGCCGCGATCCTCCCAACCGGACAAGCTTTTTGAATAGCTATAGAGTCTGTTTGAACCGAGCGCACCTCTCGCAGCACATATGTACTCGCTCTTATAAGACGCGATCATTGTTGGGCTTGATATTGTAGTTCCACCTAGTTCGGTGAGAGAGAACGAGTCATAGCCGTTTCGTTTGGTGATGCGTTTATTGTTTGTAAATATTCCGTTCTGCAAAACCGGAAACTTACTCGCAATGACCATCTTTGGATCTGTCTTTGTGTCGAGACCTTGACCAAAATCAATTGATACAACTTGATCTTGTAATGGCATTATCCTAGATACAGCGAGATCACGCACGCCGTCCCCGCTTGTAGTGTAATGGTTGTATCACTCCAGGCTGTTCTCCATACGCTAGTGTTCGTATTTTGGTCTGTAATGACCCAGATCTTAGGAGTACGACCGAACGAATGATTGATTGAAGTAGCAGATGTGCCAACATTAACAGAGGTGAGTTGAACACCTCCTATGAACGGGCTTGACGCAATCGAGTTATTCACTGAGTTGAGAGAGCTTCCAATGTTGGATTGAACTCTATTGAGGTCTTGATTACCAGTAATGATGGTTTGAAGATTAGTAGCCATTAGTAAAGACCAATGCCTCCAGCGCCTTCTCCGTCACTCCATGCAAAGTTGCGCATACGACTATCAGATACTTTCATAGGCTCAGCTATGTTGCGATTAGCTGCCATTTCTTCAAGACGTTGTTTCATGGCCATCTTACGACCAAGTAACTCAGTAACGTCGCTTTCTTCTTTGGCGAGTGCTTTAGCAGCAACGTCATCAATGATGTACTCTTCCCAACCAGAAAGTCCGTCCACTAAATCAGTATCAGCAACCAGAGTGGCAGGGCGCGGAGCATACCATATACGAATAGTCTGCCCCGCGCTGGCGATTGGAACTATCTGGAGTTGAGTTCCGGTGAGCCTGTAGCGAAGGTTCGTAATTCCGTAAAAGGTATAAACATTTGGAAAATTCCAAAGGTTTTGTTGAATCCGCTCATACTGTCTGAGCGTAACCCATGAGTTTGAGTCTCCTGGATTCAATGCACACTCGCATAGTATGAGCTTGTAAAAGTCAGATGGTAATGGAAACACCTGTGCGTTGTAGTTTGGATCAATAGTTCCTGATGTTGCATATTGATAGGGCTGTTTAACGTAATAGTCATTACCGTATGCGGCGATAAGTAGATCATAGAGTTCTTTATAGCTTTGAGTGACGTATTTGTTCCACTCAGGGAGCGTAACAAACTGAGAGTTAACTCTGTCGGCTCGTTGTTGAGCTTGATCTCTTAAGGACTTAAGAGATACTTGACCGCTGCCAACTGGAATACAATTTAGAGTCGTATTAGTTGAGTCGGTCGAGGTGTATGCGCTCGTTCCAGAACCGTTCATTGCAGCTACTTGGTAGTAATACCTATTGCCGTAAGGAGTTACGGTTGCAGTACCAGAGCCTGAGCCTGTCGCAATGGCTGTGAATATCACGCCGACCGCCGGCGTTGAGCTTACAACACCGATTGTTTGCCAATCAGTGAGAGTAGAGGTTCCAAGAGTAGTGATCTGATAGCGTTGACCTACGGTGAGCGTTGAACCAGTGATTGCAATTGCAACACCAGGAGCTGCGTCTGTGTAGTTATTAACGACAGAAGAGCCAAGAGCAGAGTAGTTGACTCCATCTGTGGATCTTTGAATGAGATAAGAAGTTGCTTCGCTAGAAATAGTCCAAGAGAGATAAGCGAGGTTATCTCCAGCCTGACACCATACGTTTGTAGGAGCCGAAGGAATTGCCATTGATACACCTCATGAAAGAGGAAAAAGGGCAGAGTCTTTGGCTCTGCCCTTCCTCGCCTTAAACGTCCTTGTCAGGCTCACCTGAATCATATCTTTGCGCCATGTGAATGTCTAAGAAATTAGCAAGAGAGTCTACCATCTTAGACGCTGACTTCTCATGATGAGCAGCAATGAAGTCCTGCATCGCCAAGTGACGACCGTCTATTTCGCCGTCCTCATGCTTGACGACTTCGCCTTTCATGGCGGTTGGCTCCATCGTGCGCTCGCCCTTCATGTTGCGTTTTCCAACGATGAGGGTCGATATCTTCTTATGATCTTCGTCACCAAAGAACATGATTAGACTCCAGAGTTAGAGAGCGTGATTGCCATCAAGAGCACTTCGCCGTTAGCTGGATCGGTTGCGGTTCCAGAGTTATTACGGAACTGAATCTGAACGCTACCGGTTGAACTGTTATCAGCTACAACGTTGAACTCTGCGGCGGCCGGAGCAGATGCGCCAGACAAGAAGGTCACGCCGAAATCCAAAAGAGCATAATACAAATCCGGTTGCGCGGCTTGCGTTGCTGTAGATGGTGATCCGTAACTGATGGTATATTTACCAGCAGAGTTACGAACCATGCTCAAAATGCCTTTATTGAGTCCGCGAGTAAGTCCATTGACGGTCAAAGACGCCGTCAGAGTTGGAGCACCGGATGCTCCGATAGCGACGTTCATGTAGAGCGTAACGACTTTTTTCTCGAGCGTATATTGAAACTGTTCAAATCTGCGATTTGCCATTGGGTAAGTCCTCTAAGGTTAAGGGTTACTCGTTGCCTAGATCCCCATCCGTATACGAGATAAGCAGATTGCCTATACAGAAATGGAAAAAGGGCGCCAAAGTCATTAACTCGAGCGCCCTTAGTCTAATTAGAACTGCTGAACTTGAACAGAAATCACGCCGTTATGTCCGGGGCGTGTACAATAGAGATTTCCGTACATCCCTACGCGAAGCTCAGCGCTATCCACACCAGGAACGCGCAAGATTTCGATTTCGTCCATGTACTTGAGGATGTGCGGCGCAGGATTCTGTGACCTCAAAACCCATGAATCCATTTCCAAGCAATAGATCAAACCATCTGGGCAGTTACGGTCCGGGAAAATGCTCATGACAGTGTTTGCACCGTTGACTTGAACGCCACGGAATCCAATTTCGCCGACCTTCTCGTCAACGTACTGAACCTTGGAACCAAGGGACACGATGAGAGCGGTATAGGTTGCATACGAGCAAACGCCAGTGTCAACTCGGCCACCGTTCAGAGCGATACGACCAGTTCCTTGCAAGAGAGCTTCTTCAATGCTGAGAGAAGTTCCAACAAAGGTCACGCCAGCCAAACGCTGTGGATCGATGTAACGATTGACTCCGAAAAACAAGTCCCCGCTCGAAGGAGGTCCGGCGATTGGAAGCCAAGCAGCCAAGCCTGCGATCTTGAGCAGGTTGTTGGTGGTGTTAGATCCAACTTGGAAGTTGTTGTTCGATGCAGACTGAGTATCACCTTGCACTGCAAGGTAATAGGCTCCACCAGTCCAGTTAGCAGAAGGAGAACCCGTTGAACCAGTGCCCAAAAGAACGCCGGTGTTGCGATTGACAGCAGTCAACAAGCAAGTGGCAGCATCCAGTGTTCCGGATCCATCTGCGTTCTGAACTGCGACAATGGTCTGACCGATTTCAAACTGAACAGCATCATCTGGATTGGACAGCGTGATCGTCCAAGCAGTTGTGCTGTTAGAGAAAGCAGACATCTGACCGATAGTACCGCCACCATTGCGAAAGATCGCAGAAGCGATGCGGTTAACAGCGGTCTGGAATGCAGCATCAATCATCAGCTCTGCGCCATCGATGAAAGCACCTGGATCGGTCTGAGCCGCTGCCAAGAGCTGTCCATCAATCGTTGCAAGCGAGAAATCAGCCACGCGAGTCACCAAGAACTCAGCAACTGATGGGCTGGATTGATTGCCGTAAGCGTTCGAGAAGGTCGCCGAAGCGCCTTGGCTCAAGCCGTAAACGACTGGAACTGGGAAGTATTTCCCTGGAAACTTCTCCTCTTTCTTGAGCATAGCAAGAAGGGGGTTGTCTTTATAAGTGAGCCACTGAACTTTCTGATCGTCGTAGAGTTCTTTTAAGATACCCGATACGGACGACTGTGTAATTGTTGCCATTTAACACCTCGTGTAAATAGATTTGCGCAAGGCGATATGCCATGCTGCGAAGTCTTATTGTCCGAAGTGTCTTCAGTGGATCGTATGTCTAAACGACTCTATACAAGAGGAAAAAGGGCGGAGATTGGCTGGGCATTGAGGATTTGAACCTCAACTAACAGAGTCAAAGTCTGTGGTGCTACCGTTACACTAACGCCCAATAGGCTTACTTACGAAGAAGTGCGGCGTTGCCAGTCCTTAAGACTTCTTCAAGTCTTGCACGCTTCTGTTCTTTGGTCTCAACTGTGCGAGCGGCGCCAGTCATGGTTGCTCGAGCTGCATCATTAGATAGCGTTCTATTCTTTTGAATCGCTGGCTTAGGCGCGTCTGCACCGTTCATCATTGTGGTGCGTGTGCTCTTGGGAGCTTCTTTCGTCTCTTCAACAACCGGAGTCTCTACTTTAGGCTGACGTTTCTTGATACTGCTCATAAGTTTGTCCTGCTCTTCGTAAAATTGTTCGACCATCTCTATTGCTTCTTCAATTGTAGGAATGTCCTCGCCTTTTGAATCTTTAACCACCTGCAGCACTGTCTTATAGGCAAGGTCAACCGCAATAGGACCATAGTGGGCGCAATATTCATATTTCTCTTTGTTTGATTCAACGAAAGAACCTAGATCGGTTCTAAACTCAGTTAGCGCCTTTTGATCTGATTCGGTTTGAGCTTTCAGCTTCTCAGCCGCTTGAGCGTCTTGATATTCTTTAAGCTTCTGGTCAACCGTCTTAGCTGCAATCTGCTCTGCTTTCTCTTCTGGTGTCTGCTCTTTGGCTGGTTGAAGCTCATTGATCACGTTAAAGATGTCAGTATCGGACCAGCCAAGAAGCCTTAGAGCTTCAATCTTAGAACGCTTTGAGGTCTCGTCAAATTGTTGGCCCTTTTTAAGAAGCTCATCTGCTTTGGCTTTCTCGCTCATCCACGCATCGCGTTCTCGTTTTAACTCCTGCTGCTTTTTTACAAACTCAGCTTCTTTGCGTGCAAACTGCGCGAACTGAGTAGACGTTACTTGTGGCGTCTCTTGCGTAGTAGGCGATACGATATCTACTGGAGCCTGTGGTTTAGGTGCTTCCGTTACCATTGCTACGGCGTTCTCTCTGCTCATTGGATTACTCCCTGATTGACGTTAGGAATCATGTTGCTTGTGGGCGGTGCTGACGGATTCGCAGGCGGTGTGCCTTGCGCTCCTGGCATCGGTTGCGGCGCAAGAGCAGCGGTTGCAACGCCCATCATGTCATTGACTTGGTCATTGAACTGCTGAAGAAGCGAGAGCACTGATTCGGGCGCTTTCATGTACCAAGAGTAGTTGTAATACTCTAAGCACAACTGCTTTGCGAGCTGTAGATCCATGAACGGTCTCGGTGGTTGATAGTCCTCATCATAGATCATGTCTTCAAGCACTTTATGGATAAGATCTTCAGCAGCATTACTTAGACTCTCATTCATCTCAACGTCTGGCATGTTCATGAGGCGTCTGCCGGTTCGAGGCGAGATGAGACCAGCTTGCATCATCTCTTGAATATCGGCTAAGCGACCGGTGAGATCATCAGCAAGCGAAGATGTTGGGTAAGCCTTAAGCACATAGGCGTCTGCTTCAAGATCAATGTCTTTCCAGTCCACGGTTTCTAGAAAGTTAGTGGAAGGAAACACACACTCATAGGTCTTTTTGTCCTTATAGATGTCCTTGACCACTTCAATTGCTTGACGATGGTTCTCGAGCACAAAGTCCTCCATCATCTGACTCACAAACGTAAATCGGTCGTCTTCAATGTCTGTGATCGTGCGAAGAGCTTTACCAGAATCAACGCCCATAGGTTTCTCGCCCGCTGCAGCGAGCTCGGAAACCCCTTCTTGCATGTAAGCTTTTTGAATCAAGCTATCAATCCACTGCTGAAGCTCTGGGTTAGTTGCTGGAGGCGTCACGTATTGCGGTGGGGTTCCGGTGTAGTAGATGAGAGAACCGATATCGTTGCTCATATGTTGAGCAACTACTTTAGAACCGTTCTCGAGCAAGATCTTAAAAGCGCCCTGCATATAAAGAGCTTTTTGTTTCAGCATCATTGAGCGATTGATTTCACCTTGGATTGTTTGAAGCCGTTCAGCTCCTCCTTGTGAATACCAACCAAGCATCTTTCGTGAGTAGCGCATGTGTGGGAATGGAAAATAGTCCTTCTCCCACTCATCAATAATAGAACCATCACCGACAGAGATCACCTTGAGACCGTCGTCACAGCCTGGGCCAGACTTTAGATGCCAGCTCTCGGTTACCGAGATGAGATCCGCAGCGGTGCCGTAACCGCCAATGTCTTGATAATTCGCAGGACTTGCAAGCGCAATGTGTTCTTCGAGTTCAGGGAATAACTCAAAGGCAATGTCCCGGTCCATGATCTTTGGTCTATGCAACTGCCTAGGCTCCTCAACCATCGACTCAATAAGATCAACCACCAGCTCATGTGGTAGCACGCGCTCGATAGCAACCTTATCGTCTTTCCTAAATACGTGCGTGAAACCATCCCCCCATACATAAGCGTCCCTAAATCCGTTGATGCATTTCTCATGCATACCGAGTTGATAAGAAAGACCTTGGCTGAACTTAGTCAACTGTTTGGCTTTCTTTTGATACTTCCAGATACCACCGTTTGTGACAAAGGTTGGAATTACTTTGTTCTTAGCCATCTTTGCAACAAGTGTATCTCCTACAGAAGAAATAACATTGAAACAAAGGCGTTGACTCATTGGATTTGAATTAACTGAGCTAGCGCGAGTAAAAGCAGTGCCAAGCAAGTTGTATGCAGTAGCGTTTCCATAGAGCCTCGTTGAAACGGTGAGCTGTTCCATTCGTGATGATTGATGTCGTTGAATAAACTTAACAGTAGAAGCAATTGCATTTGCCATGTCTTTCTCTGACATCTTCCACCAGCGGAAGTTAGCAGCTTCGCCAGAGGAGTTGTCTTTAGGAGCACGCAAGACTTTGCCGTCCTTGTCAGTTTGAGTCATGTTGCTGCGCTGTATCTTAGCCATTGTCTCGTACCTCTTCCTTTAGGCGTTCTTGTTTCATCTTCTTTTGCTCTTGAATCACGTCATAGTAGGGCGTTGCCCAATAGAGCAGCTCTTCATCAGTTACGTTATCTAGATCTACAGGCTTTGCGAATATCTTCTCAAGGTCTAGCTCGTTCATGCGCCCTTCTTTCGGTTGATATAATAAGACCACACCTCATTAGGTTCCATCCCCATCGTGTCGAAGTGCTTTTGCTCTTCTTCTGCATCTATTTGACGTTGAGCAGTCTTATCTAAGTATTCATCCATGACTTTCTTAGAGTGAGCAATCACTTTCTCACGATCTCTTGAGTCTATGCGTTCTTTTTCAGGCTCAGAGAGCCAGTGTAGAGCTTCACGATAAGCATAGAGAACAGAGTCACATATGTCTGAGTGATAGGCGTCTGAGATGACCTTACGATCAGCGGTTGTTTTGTCTTGGTCCCACTCGAGTATGAGAGCGTCTTGAGCAAACCGAGATGACTTCTTAGCAAACAGCCTACCGGTTCTCAGAGCATCGTTCACTAGCTCAATGTACTCAAACTTACGAGACTTCTCAGCCGCATGAATGGGCAGCGTGTATCGTTTGCGAATTTCTTCAGCAATCTTTTTACCAAGACCGCCGGTGTCCATCACGACTTTAAGTGGGTTATGAATTGATATCAGACTTGAGATCTTCTCTGAGAGCGTTGTGATTGATTGTCTTGTCTGAATATCTTCGTGAATAAGATAGATGCGTCGATCAAACTCATTCCATCCGAGCACACAGATCGCGTCTGCATCGTCGTGACCTAAGTCAATGCCTATTACTGTTTCCCATTTCTTGAAAGCGGGAACAGTTTCAAAATCGTTACGAACAGGGTCATACTTAAAAACCAGAGCGTCAATGTCAATAACCCAGCGCCCAAACCACTCGCGTTGAATAGATGGCTCTGTAGCCAGAACTCCGCGTCGTTGAAGCTCTCGATTAAGAATGACATCGTGTTTTTCTCCAGACTTTAGCTCAATGTGTGGATTTTGCCAGAAGGTCCAGCCGTGCTTGGACCAGTGTTCTGATTTGACAGCGCAATCATAGAAATAGCCTGCTGGCACCGCTCCAGGCGTTCCGATAAGACAAAGAGATCCGGCATAGTCCATGAGGGCTGGTCCAATAACTTCATCAATAAGTTCTTTAATATAAGAGCGGAAGCTCTGACATTCATCAATGTAACAGAGCGATATTGCGAGACCTCGGAACTTTTCAATTTCCGACTTATCCTTGGCCCCAGATAGATAGATTGTCGACCCATTTGGAAACCGTAGCGATAGCTCAGCTTCATTGGGAGAGCCACCGAGCTTATAGCGATGATTAATTTGAGTAAGTTCATTCCAGATAATTCTCTTTGCGTTGAGTCGAGAAAGCGTGATGTAGATTGAGACTCGATTAGGTTTATTGATCGCTTCATAGATCAAATGAGCTGCGCACGCGACGGTTTTACCAGAACGCCGAGAGCACACAGCGGCTTTGAACTTTGCTTTGTCTTTAATAAACAAAAGCTGTTCATGAAAGCAAAAGCTATCTATATCAAAGAACGGTTTGTTCTTTTGAGTTCTTGCTAGATAGGCTTTGAAGACCTCTTCATTTGTTGGCATCTTCGAGTCTCTTCTTTACTTCTTCAGCAAGAACTTCGTCAGGTATTTTAGTCAAAGTTAAGACTGTGTGGTCTTGTTGGCCGAGCATTTGTTTGCCGAGCCAGATGAGCATTGCGACCTGACCTTTTTGTGCGGCCTGGAGCTGCCAACGTCTCAAAGACATTTTGAGTTCTGACCTACCTTTGTCCAACTCTGACGCAAAACGTCGCTCAATAACATCATGAGAACAGCCTAAGAAATCAGCTATTTCACCTATCCGACAACCGATCTGAGCGAGCTTATAGACTTCTTTTGGGTCGATTTGAATTTTAGGTCTTGCCACGTTTAACTTTGCATCCTTTCACACAATGCCAGACTCGTTTTATCTTGTGAGTTGTTCTATCCATGACATCCTCTAGTGTGCAATGCGGTGTATGCTTAGCCATCGAGGAGTTCTGCTTTCTTGCCGGTGTACTTTTCCCAGCGGGCCACGATGACGTCGCAGTACTTTGGGTCTAGTTCCATCATGAAACACTTTCGATTCGTTTTCTCGCACGCGATAAGTGTTGAGCCTGAGCCGCCGAAGAGATCGATTACGTTTCCGGTCTTGCTTGACCATCCTTCAATTTGAAGTTCGATAATTTGAATTGGTTTTTGAGTCGGATGACCAAACTCTTTTTCAGTTTTTTCGGTAATCCAATATTTCCTGTAGTGCTCCGGTGAAAGCCCGGCATTAAAAATAGCTCTCTTGTTCAAAAAGAGACAATATTCCGTATCTGGATAATGGCTACCCGAAGTGAATGGGATGTGTGATGTCTTGTGCCAGGTTAGGATGTTAAAATTGTACTTACATCCTATCGCCCAGTTTAAGTAATTCGGCACAAGATCCTTGTTGCAGAAAATGAATGCCGACATTCTATCCTCAAAAATCGCTGGCAAAACATTCAGAAAGTCGGTCGGGTCAAAATCGACCAATCCCTCAAGCTGCTTCTCGAGTTTGTTTGCTGCTTTAGCAAAGGCTCCTCTCCCGCTTGTTTCCATGTTGTACGGCGGGTCAGTAAAGACCATGTCGGCCTTCTCGCCGTTCATTAGCTTCTCAACCGAATCAATACTCGTCGAATCCCCACACATCAGCCGATGCCGCCCGAGTTGGTAAATATCGCCTAGTTTCGTCTTTGGCTCCACTTGTTCCGGTACTTCATCCTCATCGCATTGGGGTTCTATTTGCTCAATGTTCAAGCTGAAATCTTTAATCCCTAGGATATCAATATTAAAATCAGGACCAAGATCATCCAAGTCGGAACTGATTGTAGATAGGTCAAGCTCTGACCAAGCGGCGATAGCATTATCAGCTTGAACGTCTGCATATTCTTGATCTCCAGAGTCATAGTTTTGATAGTTGACAGGCACCTCCGTCCAGTTCATTAGCTTTGCGGCTTCTAGGCGGCCGTGACCAGAGGTGATGAAGCCCGATTGCTTTGAGACTTTAATGGGGTACCGCCAGCCTTGATACTCGAGTATCTCAGCTAGACGTTTGATCTGATCAGGCGGGTGCTTATTGCGATTCTTAGGATGAGCCTTAAGATCACGCGGATGAGCTAGCTTATCGTAGAGGCAGTGTATGATCACTCGGTGGTCTCCGCGATGAGTTTACAGAGCTTAAGATTAGCATTTGGAAACAGCACTTCGTCGCCGGTGGCTTTACTGATCGCTAGAACACCTTCGAACACAACGACCATGTCGGCCATACGAGTGGTGACGGTTTTTTTGTTGCCGATGCCTTCGACAGGAGAGCCCATCTCGACCATCGAGACTTTTCGACCCACAACGGATTTGGTTTCAATGTTTTTCTTTGCCATCGGTTACTCCTATTTTAAAGAACGTTTTGCCGGATATGAGAATGTCCGGCAAGAGTTCGGGTTTATAGTCCAAGAACTGATTGAATCCTCGAAGCATCTTACTGAGATGAGTCATAGAGCCATCAAACTCGATGCGTTCACAGAGCGCGGTGGCGATGCCGCAGCGTCTAAAAATGGATTTCACAAAGATAAAGTGAATGGTTTTGTTGTGGCTAACGCAGTAGCCATAAATCACAGACGCGTCGTCAGGAGCACATGCAACTGAAACGAGGGTTGCTTTGTCGTTTAAGATCTCATCAATGACTTTGGAGTAGCTTGTAAAGAAGAAATGCTTAGAGCAAGCGATATCGTGTTCGCTCGAAGCCCAGACGTTATTGAGCCAAGTCGAGTAAATAAAGTGAAGGTCTTCGCCGTGTGCGGGCCTGATTGTCCAGTTACTATTTTCGCTCATATCTATTAACCCTGTGGAGAATGGGCGCGTTCACGTGAGTAGGCGCTTATATTTCCTTATGGTGTCCTTGACCTTGGTGCGTCCAAGGCCTAAGCCTAGTCTCACTGCGATCTCACGAAGCGGTGCACCCTGTATGTAGAGCGTAAGAATGTTTCGCTCAACTTCTTTAACGTCGTTCTCTTCTAAGAACTGCTCGAGTCGGATGAAGAAGTCTCGGATTCTGTCTCGATTCTCCCAACCGATGGTGCGCCTATCGTATTGGCGTAGACGCTCTCTGTGGTCTTCAACGTCTATGAAACCGGACTCTTTGAGTTTAAACTGCCACTCGATCTTAAGTTCGATGAAACGTGGATCTTTGTAGAACTTACTCAAGTTCAGGTGATTTTCTGAACCATCTCGAGCATGCCGACCTTCTTGGCTTTCGCTTCGAGATCTTTCTGTTCGGCTTCTGCTTTCTGTTCTTTCAGCATGTTGAGCAATACTGGCTGAGGTTCTGGCAAGAGGCGTGCGCAAACGAGCACGTATTGCACGATGACTTTAGGGACCATAAGGACCTGAGCCATATTGCGCAAGACTTTAAGAATCCACTGACAAGCGAGTGTTTCGCTTGATCGAAGGATAGAGTAAGCTTGTCGCTTTGAGTCTGCGTCTTCAGCAAGACGCAGTTCCTGGAAACGATTTTCGATGAATGTAACTATTTTCATTGCAATAGATTGAAGCGTCCTTAGTATGAAAGCAAGGAGAAAATAATACATGAGTCCACAATTGATTGCATTGTTACAGAAGATTGAAAAAGAAGACCTCGCTATTTTGGCGGAGGGTCTGGTGCCAGCTATTTTTGAAGAGATCCAGAAGTTGTCTGCAAGTCAGTCAACGATCTCGGCTATTGAAGCCGTGGTGTTTCCGGCTGTGTTGCCTGCCGCACAATCGGCTTTCGCTAGCTTGATTGCGAAGCTTCCGGTAGTGGCGTAACTCTATGGGCGGCTTGGATATACATGCACTCACTGAGCAGCATCAGTTTGTTATATTGCTTTTGATCCAAGCCGCTCAAATTGTGAGTATGGTTTTACTTTACAGATCTTCACCGAAAAAAGATGACGCTACCACCAAACAAGACAATACAAACGGCTGACGAAATCATCGCTCAAGCGAACAGTGCGGGCGTGAAGTACCTCCAGGGGTTGATCACGGCGGACGTGCCGTTCCTAGGACTCCCCGTCATAAGTACGTTTGTGGGCATGGTGCTGGGCTGGCTTGACGGCTACCTCGTGACGGTCGAAGAAGACGGCGTCAGCTTTGCAATATACGACATTAAGACAAGCGGTGAAGAGACTGCGATATCAAAGGCACGCGCGGCGTTATTAGCGGCCAACAAGTCACAGGATCCCGCGGCGATCCAGAAAGCGAGACAAGACTATGCGAGCGCTCAATCTGCGCTGGTTAATCTGGACGGCATCACTCCTTCTGCCTAGCTGTTCGATCACGCTCAAAGACGCGACCTTTTGCTCACCGATGCCAGGTGGAGGCGCAGCGTGCGATAACTTGCTCACTAAGAATCAGCGGATCTTGAGTGAGCCTGAGTGGAACGCACTGCTCCAGAGCTGGATCACGGCCGGCAACGCGATTGAGGTCACCACGTCCCAGACGTTCGGAGACCTAAAGCTTGAGCTAGAGAAGCTCTGCACCGCAAGTAAGCTGCAGTGCGTTCAAGCAGAAGCATCTATTACGCAAGGAGTCGTGAAACCATGAGCAAGCACGCACGCGACGCGGTATGCCCAAGCTGTGAAGAGAAACTCAAACAAGCGTGTGGCTATATGGTCAATTGGTTCCACAACACTAAGAAGCATTTCCCAAGTATTCATATCAGTTGTTCGTTCCGTAATCAGCAAGACCAAGAGCAAGCCTATGCGGAGGGCAAGACCCATGCACAATGGCCTAAATCGCCCCATAATCGCACGAACGATGACGGGGTGCCATGTTCGTATGCCCTAGACCTCTTTGAGCTGTCTGAGGGCAACGTAGCGCTGTTTCCGCCTAAGTTGTACTGCGATCTCTGGGACTACTGCGTCAAGAATGGTTTAGAGATTATCTGGGGGGGAAAGTTTAGGTCGCTAGGGGATGCGGATCATTTCCAGTACAATCCCCTAGCTAAGACTTAAACTAGGTCGACTAATATTGACCCCTTGTGATGGCAGACCTGTAAAACAAAATCGTCACCCCATTCACTTTTCAAAAAAATCCTAACCCCGGGTTCGTTTCTAAGCCGATAGGGTACTTTTTGAATTTTTGGCTCAACTCTATTTGAAATAGTTAAAGTGCTATTTGGATCTGCATCCACTCTATAACAACTTGTTTCGTTATAATCGTCATCTCCCGTAAAAACTTCAAGATGGCTAACGTGAAAGTTTTGTTGTTCGCCTATTTGAATAGAGCCATTTAAAATTGATAATTGTTTATTTTCGTTTTCCATATTTTTCTTTCTACCCATGCTCGGGATTTTGAAATCAAATAACACAGAATTAACTTTATTAAATCGATAAATAATAACTGTTTTAATCAGGTTATTTTAACGCATATACGCTTTACTTGACTAGACAAAAGTAGTATTAAGTGTATGTGT